CGACGCCGTACTCGCGGCAGACGCGCTCGAACTCGGCCTGCCCGAGTCCGGTGGTCTTGCCGTCGACGTACTCGGCCTGCATCGCGGCCTTGCCTGCGAGCTCGATGACCTCCTCGCGCGAGAGCTTGACGGCGGGAGAGGCGGGCGCGGCCGGCGCCGGAGGGGCGCCCTGCTTGGCGCTCTCCAGCGGGTCGATGATCTTCGCGGGGGCGGGGGGAGTGGTGTGCTTGGAGGACTGGTGATGCTGTGCCATGCGGCCAGCATCGCAGCGCCAGGCCGGTGATGTCCAGGCCCGGCGCGGTGGGACTACTCGCCGTGGATGACGGTGAGGAAGCGCTTGTAGCGCGCGGAGTCGCCGGAGCTCGCGTCGGTGCGCACCGGCCAGTCGCCGATGAACTTCCAGGACGTGGAGACCTTGTCCTGCAGGCGGTTGAGCGGCGCGCGAATAATCATCTGGATGCGGTCGCTCATGATGTCGATGCCGTTGTTGGTGATGCGCGGGTCGCCGACCCCGACCTTCCCCGTGATCCCAGCCTCGGTCATGAGCGCGCCCAGGTCGGAGTAGTGCTCCATGATCGCGCCGGCCGCGGTGAAGAGCATCCGGTGCAGCCGCACGCCGGTGGAGGCGCCGGTGTTGAACAGCTCGCCCGCGAAGGGGTCGCGGATGTCCCAGGACGCCGTGGCGCCGCCGCGGACGGTCTGCGGGATCGGGCACTCCGAGTTCCGGAAGAACACGGTGTTCAGCATCTCGCCGAGCGCGAACTCCTTGTAGGCGACGTAGTCCGGCACGCCGGTGATGAGGCGCTGGAACTCGATGTCCGAGAACATCTTGCTCTGGCTCACCGGGTCGAAGTGCGCGTGGAAGCGGCCGTCGCCGTGCGCGGGGACGTTCTGCTCCCAGAAGCGGGCGACCGCGTCGCGCACGTTCTGGAAGGTGGGCACGTCGCCCGCGCCGATGTCGTCGACCTTCTCGCCGCCGCCGACGCGGATGACGTGGGTCCGGTCCACGCTGCGCACCGCCGCGCGGTCGAGCACGGTCACCGCGCCGCCCGAGAGGGTGATGGTGCCGGGGCCGACCTCGTCGCCGTCGGTGTCCGCGGTGAACGCGATGACGTTGCGGGTGACGAAGGCCGGGCCCGCCGTGTCGAAGACCTCGATGGAGAGCGGGTTGCTGGAGCTCACCAGGTCGAAGCGCACCTGGCTCGCGTTCGCCAGGGCCGGATTGCGGGCGCGGGTGAAGCCGTTGAGGCGCTTCACCCGCAGCGTGGTCACCGCCGCCTGCGCGCCGTCCGCGACCGTCCAGCCGCTCTCGGCCGCGTTGTACATCTGGTCGCGCACCTTGCGGTTGAGCGACTGCGCGGCCTGCATCCCGAGCTGCTGCGAGTTGCGCAGGAAGAGGTTGGCGAGCGCCTGCATGGAGTTGACCATGTTGGAGTCGATGGTCCCCGCGTACTGGTGCAGCGTCGCGGACCACTGCTCCATGGGGTAGGTCTCCGGCGTCGGCTCCTCGCCGGGACGCAGGGGCTCCATGTTCGGCTGGATGAGGCCGACCGCCGAGAAGATCTGCGTGTCGCCCACGCCCTCCGGCCACTTCTGCGGCGCGCACTCCTCGCGGAACATGAGCTTGGGGAAGAGCGCGTCGTGGAACGTGCGCTCGAGGGTGTTCTCCTGAACGATCGCCCGGATGGTGGGGTCGTTGGAGATCAGGGCGAAGTCGACCATCGGATGTACCTCTTGGGTGGTGGGAGCCGCGCAGCGATAGCGTGCGCGCTACGGTGAGGCCGACCGTAGCAAACCAGCGGCGGGAGCCGCCAGCACAGGAGCCGCGATCAGTACGCGGCGTTGGTGGGGTTCTGGAGACCTCGCTTGCGCAGGTGCTCGTCGAGCTCCTGCTTCGTCATCTTGCGCGCGTCGACGGGGGCGGCGTCGCTGGGCTGACGGTTCGAGGGCGGCGCCGGGGGTCGCGCGCCGGCCGGGTTCTGCGCCGGGGTCGCACCTCCGGTCGTGGACTGCGCCGGGCGCGTGATCTCGGTGGTCGCGAAGATCACCGGGTGCGTCTTGCGCAGGCCCTCGAAGTAGGCCGACTCGTCGAACTGCGCAGCCGCCGCTTCGTCGAGCGTGGAGAAGTGGCGCTTGAGCAGCGCGAGCGCGTAGTCCACGTCCGTGATGCCGATGCGCAGCGCGATGAGCTTGAGCTCGCCCTCGGCCTGCACCGTGTCGAGCCGCTCCTTGAGCTCCTCGTTCTCGCGCTTGAGGCGCGCACGGTCGCGGACGATGCGGTTGATGCGCGCCTGCCGATCGGGGTCATCGCCGGTGGGCTGCGCGGTAGCCGCGGTCTCGTCGCCGTCCGGCTCGGGCGCGGTAGCGGCAGGCCTGGTAGGCCGCGCCGGTGCGCCGGGCGAGCGCGGCGCCGCTGCGGGGGCGGCGGCAGGCTTCTTCGCCTTCTCCTTCGCCGCGAGGACGCGCTTCATCGCCTCGACGCTCTCGAAGCCGAGCTCCTTCGCGAGCTGCTCCTGGCCCTTGTTCCTCTCCTCGCGCTTGATGCGAGACATCGCCGCCGTGGGCACGGTGATGGTGGAGCGGGCCGGGGCGGGAGTCGCCTGCGCCGGGGGCTGCGCAGCGGGCGGGGCCGCACCCTGCGCCGGGGGCTGCGCGTCCGTGGCAGCCTGGGCAGTGGTCGTGTCGTCGGTCTGTGATCCGGTGGGGTTGAGTTCGTCGCCTTCCATCTTCGTGTCTCTCCGTGTGCTCACGTCCTAGCGCCTGGTCGCCGACCGTGTTCCGCCGTCGTCATCGCGTGATGACGCAGGAGCAGGGTGAGCAGGAGGAGTGTGCGCGAAGCGCGCGAAGGATGGAAGCGCGGACGGAGGGATCAGGCGGAGACGGGCTGGACGAGCGAGTTCATGTCGACCTCGACCTCGCCCTCGTAGATGAGCGTGAAGGCCGTGATCGTGTTCGGGAAGGTGATGGTCTTGCCGTCGTCGGAGAGGCTCGCGACGCCCGGCTGGGTGTTGGCCGCGTTGGGCACGCAGGGCGTGGCGCCTGCGTCACCGACGATGTAGCAGCCCACGGAGCCCGCCGTGCCCGAGGCCACGACGCGCAGCGAGCGCACCGGACCGATGGGCGGGAGGATGAAGGTGCCGTCGGTCGGGAAGGCGGTGCCCAGCGCCGCGCCGCCGACCTTCGGGGTGACCACGCACTTCGTCATGTCGATGGTGGTGATGTTGAAGGAAGCCGCGGCGGTGAGGCCGGTCGCCACGACCTTGAGGGGCGTGAGGCGCGAGCCGAGCCGGAGCTTGCGCATCGCCACATCGAGGATGTTGAGCGTGCCGTCGTTGAGCATCTTGCGGAAGGTGTCGAGGCGATTGGTCGTCATGATGTCGATGTCTCCGTGCAGATGAGCGAGGCGTTGCGGGCGCGATGATGTCTCAGGTGAGCTGCCCGAGGAAGAGTTCGACGGTCGTCTCCACCCCCGGGTCACGCTGGAGCGAGATCGCGGTGTAGGGCACGCGCCGAGACTTGAGCATGAGGAAGTCGTCCACCGTCACCACCTGCGAGGCGAAGTCGGCAGTGGTGAGCCGCACGAGCACCGGGCCCCCACGCACCTTGATGAAGAGGTAGCCCACCGACTCGAGTCCGCCGAGGCTCACCGACACCGCGGGGTCCGCGGTGAGCAGGTAGACGACGGGGAGCTTGTTCAGCGCCGTCATCGCCTCGTCGATGGGGGTGGTGGTCTGGGCGTGGCCCGACGCCAGCGAGGTCGTGGGCTGGGTCGTGAACGACCCCTGGATGCGCAGCGTGTCGGTGGTGGCGTAGGTCACGAGGGTAGTCTCCTTGCGGAGCCCCGGAATGCCTGCACGGGGAGCGGGTCCGGGCAGCGTCGCCGAGGCGCCGACGACGCCTACGGGGGATGGGCGAACCCCGAGGCGCGAGCGAACGGTAGACCGCCCCGCGCCTGGGTGTCGCGCTAGGCCATCTCGTCGTCGGCGAACTCGTCGCCCAGCGCTTCCGCATCGTCGCCTGCGCCCTCGCCGGACGCGGCAGCGCGGCACCCGTGGTAGAGGAACCCGGCGCACACCGCGTGATCGGCGGAGTCGATCACCTCCTCGGCGACCAGCGCATCGGCGACGGCCTCGGAGTCCTCCCAGGGGATCTCCGCGCCCTGGGAGGCCATGGCCTGCACCAGCCCCTCGGGCAGCGCAGCGAGGGCATCGGTGAGGATGCCGGCAGCCTCCTCGTCGACCTCCATCTCGGGGTCGGAGAAGGTGTCCGCGTCCAGCATATCGAGCTGGTCGTAGACCGCGTCCGCGTCCTCGGTGATGGCGGTGATGATGTCGCCGTACTTCTCCTCGATGTCGGTGGGGATCAGCTCGTCGCCGTCCTCGTCTTCGTCACCGTCGGCGTCGCCGGTGTCCATCTCGGTGTCGAGGTCGTCCTTGGCCGGCTCGGGCTTCGCGCTCTTCGGGCCACCAGCGAATGCCTGCAGCTTCTTCTTGTCCATCGCCATGATCGTCGATCCTCTCGGTCGTGGGTGCGGTCGGTGTCGTTAGCGCGTGATGCGCTGCCCGCCACGGTACTCCCAACCTGGTACACCCCATCCCGGCCTCCACGGAAGGATGGTCGCGCGGTCGTTGGGGCGGTTCGGCGGGAAGGTGTACGTCTTGCCCTGGATGCGCGGGCTCACGCGGCTGTCGTTGGGCATGGTGAACACGCCACCAGGGCGCGCGAGCTGTCCGTGCAGCGCGAGGGAGTCGGGCGCCACACGGTTGTCCAGCGGTGCCCCGGTCGCATCGTCCACGAGCTCCGTCCAGCGCTTGCGCACGTCGGGGTGCCGTGCAGCGAGCACCTGGATGCCTTCGTGCTGCGCAGCGTTGAACGCGAACGCGGTCTCCGTGCGCGCGATGCGCTCGAGCTTGTACCGCTGCGTCTCCATCACCGCTTCGATCCGGGCGCGGAGCTCGGCCGGCGACTCGAGGTTGCGCACGCTGGTAGCGACGGCGGCGCGGATCGCGAGCTGGGTCTCCGCGTTCCACTTCGCGAGAAGCTCGCGTGGCTGCGCGTAGGCGGTTGCAGCGCGGGCGGCGCGCACCTTGACGCCGAGGTTGTCGACCACGAGATCGGCCGCGAGCCCCTTCTCCTTCGTCGCGACGTAGCGCGCGAGGCTCGACACGGCGCGCTCCTGCGCAGCCTGCGCGGAGGTGAGCACCTGCTGGTACACGTCCCGCGAGACCTGGGTGCTGGCGAGCTGAACGCCGCGCCGCACCTCCGCAGCTTCCCCACGCCCTACCACCCGTTCTGCGCTACGTCCGACGATCCCCGAGGTGGCGCGAAGCGCGGCGTCCGTGTGCTGCTCGAGGATGCGGCGCGCCTCCCCCGGCGCGTGCTGCGCGGCGAGGGCGACGAGGTGACGGACAGGCTGTGCGGCGTCGCGAGGACCGGCCCCGCGGGGAGAGTCAGGGCGCGAGGTGGCGAGGCGGGACGTGCGGGGTGGGGAGGGCATGAGGCGGTGGGGCGATCTTCGTCCGGTACACGGCCCAGGTCCAGAGCCGTTCCTTCGCGCCGCACCACAGCCCCAACGCCCACCAGCGCCAGAGGATGAACCAGGCGAGCGTGAGCGCGGTGCGCGTGGAGAGCGAGTAGGCCACCACCGTGTTGCGGCGCGTGGTGACGCAGAGCTCGAGGGAGCCGCTACGGCCCAGCGCTACCACCACACGTCCGTCCGCCTCCTGCACCCGCAGCGCAGCGCGCCCGGCCACAGGGAGGGGCTTCCCGTCGACGTCCTCATCCTCGAGCCGGGGTCGTAGCCACTTCGCGAAGGCCGCGATGCGGGTGTCGCGCATCCGAAGCAGCGATGCTGCCCACGGTGCGTGTTGGCGGGGGGTGTTCATCGCTGGCTAGACGAGCGTCGTCAGCCCGATGGAGGCGAGGAAGGTCGCGATGTCGGCGGCGCTGGCGCCGACTCCGAGCACGGGCGGCGCGGCGGCGTGCCGCGCCGCGTGGCGCTCGTGGCTCTCGGCCGCGGCGATGTCGCTCGCCACGTTGCCGCCCTGCCGGCGCCACGCCTTAGCCGCCGCCGTGTGCGCCTTCTCGGCCTCCCGGTGGAGGGCCGCGTCACCGTTAGACTCCCGGGCGCGGTGCGACGCCGACTCGGCGGCGTAGCTGAGTCGGCGCGCGGCCTCTTGCGTGACCGTCGCCACGTCAGCCCCCGACCTTGAGGGGCGCGCTCGTGAAGAGGTGGTCCACGTTGTTCCCGCCGATCACGATCTTCTCGGCGCCGGGGCCGCGGTTGAACTCCACGAGGCACCAGCTCGGGGCCTTCGCCGCAGCGAGGTCCAGGTCCTTCTCGTGTTGCTTGCAGGCGTAGGCGGTGGAGACGCGCACGAAGGTCCCGTGGATGGTCTCGAGGAGCATGGAGTACAGCTCCTCCTCCTTGCCTGCGAGCATGAGCCCGACGAAGGTGCCCTGGCGCTTCACCACCTCGTCCAGCGGCATGAAGATGCGGCAGGTGATGAGCGGCCGGGCCCCGCAGGCGCACCGCGCGTGGGGTGGGATGCCGTAGCGCTGGTGCGCCTCCTCGGGGCTCATCTTGCCGTCCATGAACTTGCGGCGGTGGAGGACCGCAGCGCGCGCCTGCTGGCGCTTCATGCCGGTGGAGTGCTGGAGTACCTGGGCGACGTGACGTTGCGACTCATCCATGCGCGGGAGGGTACCCGCGGGTGGTCAGCGCTGTCGAGCGCGAGCGGAGCGGGCCCGCTGGGACCGGGCTTCGGTGCGCAGTGCGCCTGCCTCGGCCATGCACTTCGCGGTGTCGAGCACGCGGTAGTGCTTCGTCGTCGAGCCCACCTCCAGCGCGCCGTCGAGGAGGCCCTTGCGCACCCACAGCGCCACGCTCGTGTAGGGCACGGTGAACCAGCGCATGATGGTCTCCACGCTCACCCACCCGTCGCCCGGGTTGAGGCGCGCGACCACGCGGTAGACCGTGCCGTCGTCGTCCTCCCAGGGCACGCCCTCGACCGGGCCCCGGTGGTAGTAGACGGGCACCTGCAGCGGGGCACCCGTCTCGTCCACCGGGTCGATGCGATGGAAGGGTGGGTCCGGCGCCGGGTCGGTGCGACGCACAGGCGTCACCCACACCGTCCGCCCGTTGAGCACGAGGCGCGTGCGCCCCATCACTTCTGTTCCCACAACGGTGCGGCGGTGGAGGGGCGCTCACCAGGCACGCCGCCCGTCTCGTCCGGGAACCACTCCGGGTGCTTGGCCTTGTACGCCGGCACGGTGAGGAAGCCGTCCGGGTCCAACCCACCGTCGGGCGAGAGGATGGGCCCGTAGCCCTTCGCCTCGCGGATCTCGTTGACGGTGAAGATGCCGTCGTCGGCCTCGAAGGCGACGATCTTCGCAGGCTCGGACTCGGCCGGCGCCGCTTCCTCGGTGTCGGGCGCCTCGGTGAAGCTCTCCATCTGCGCCTGCGCTTCGTCCAGCGCCGCCTGCTTCTCCTTCGCACGGCGAGAGCGGATGCGCGAGGAGCGCGGTCGGGTCCTCCACGCGGAAGTAGGGCGCGACGAAGGGCACGGCCACCTCGTCGTCGATGAGCCCCGCCTCCAGCGCGTCGGCCGCAGCCCTACCTGCCTTGGTAACGTCGTCGAGCGTGGGCTCGGTGTACGGAGGCCAGGTGAGCGCCAGCACGCCGCCTGACCCGAGCTTGTGCTGCGTGAGCGTCTTCTCGCCCGTGTCCGGGTTCCGCTCGAGCTTGGGAGGCAGCTCGATCACATCCCTCACCGTGGCGCCGGTGGCGGGGTCCTGCGTCGTGCGCCCTAGCACCTTGCGCGCGGCGCGGAGCATCATCTCCAGTACCTTCTTCACGCCGAGCTCGCCGTACTGCTCCTGCAGCACGTCAGCCTTTTCGTGCATCGCGTCCTGGTCGTGGTTGCTCTCGGTGGCGGTCTTCTCGACCGTCGAGCGCGGCTGGTCGAGGACGCACTGCGCCATCTTGAGCGCGCGCTCCTCCAGCCGGTCGGCCATGGTGTTCGCGGCCTCGGGGCCCTTGCCGTCGATCTCGAGGTACTGCGCGCTCTCGCCCTTGCCGACCTTGATGGCGTTGCCCGAGCCCTTGGAGAGCCCATCGAGCTCGGCGTCGGTCGAGATCACCAGCGTCGGATCGCAGTTGGAGAGGATGCCCCGGTTGGCCTGGGACACGAGCGCGTCGACGGCCTGGATGGTGTCGTAGCAGCCGTGGCAGTCGGGGTCGCCGTCCACCGCGCTCGCCACGGGGAGGTTCTGCACCCACACCACCGGGCAGAAGCCGAAGGCGTGGACGGCCTCGCGATGCTTGTACTTGTCCCAGGCAGGCTCCTCGCCGTCGCCGACCGGGACCTTGGCCCACACCACGTCCTGCTGCTCGTCGATGAGGCGCCGGTACCAGAACCACTGCTCCTCCCACGCCCCCGTGCGCGCGTTGCGCACCTGCATGGGGTAGGCGTAGCGGACCTCCAGCGCTTCGAGCTCCTGGGTCTGCGGGTCCGCGAAGCTCGGCGAGCACCAGCGCGGGTCGTGGACCTCGAACTTCGGCACGCCGTTGTAGAAGCCGAAGCCGATCGCCACCGAGCCCATCGCACCTCCGAAGGTGCGGGCTTGGATCATCTGCGCCCACAGCCGGCCGACCTCGATGGCGGCGTTGACCCACGCCTCGGTGTCCTCGTCTCCGAGCACGCTCACCCTCGGGTGCCGGCGCGACGAGAAGGA